ATGGCCTTAGCCTTTGCCCGCTGCGACACCCGCCGGCGCCTCAACCTCGAAACCCTGGTGACATGGGCGCTACGCGACCAGCAGGCTGACCGCGTCCAGTCCGGCCTCTTCGACATTGAGGCCTCTGCGAATGACCATGGATGGGAACCGCAAGGCGTGAGCGGCGACGGCGTGGCCGAGCTGCTGCGCCGTCATGCAACTGGCGACCGGGTGGACGGCGGTGGCCCCATGCGCGGCATCGCCGTAAAAGTTCATCCTGATGCTGAAGCCGTCGCCAATGCGGTGGGATGGTTGGATCCTTGGCAGCGCCGCCTCGTCCGCTTCCACGGTCGGTCCGGCACCCGACCGGACTGGCTGCCGCTGGTGCCGCCGATGGTGGCGGTGAAGCGGCCGAGCGAGGCGCGCGGCCGGTACCGGCATGTCACGGCCGAGCGATGGGAGTTCGTGCCTACCCGGTCCGAGTTGGCCAAGCGCTTCCTGCTGCGCGGCCAGTCGCTCTTTGGCGCTCGCGTGCAGCGTCGGATCATGGAAGAGGAGAGAGGCTTTCACTTCCGAACTCTGGGAGATGGGCGCCGGCAGGTGCAGGCGAAATGGTGCCCGCTAGAGCCTGCGCATAGCGATACGGAGATCGTCGAGGCAAACACCGACTATGCTGGTTGGCATGCTGGCATGACGGCGCTGCTGGAGCGCATCGGCGGCTGGAGGCTGCGTGATCATGTACTCACTGGCTTTACCGCGCCCGCGACACCATGGGAATAAAGTGCTGATATGACCTTGCAATGTCCATCTGTGACATGGCGGAAAAGTACTAGCAATGCGACAGCGAAACCTAAACATATCCGCGGATGCAAAAAGTAAAACCCCGCTGCAGAGGAACTGCAGCGGGGATGCAGGCGACGATGATTTAGGCCGATGCCGGCGTCAACGTAAAGACCACGGTGGCATTGTTGCCGCCGCCACCGCTCCAGTTCAGGTGGTAATTCTTCGGAGCGCTTCCGCCGTAGCCGTTGCCGCCCGAGAAGGGGTTGTCGAAGTCGAGTTCCACGATCCCTTCCGAGCCTGCCAGGTACTGAACGGTTCCCTGGTCGCCGGTCATGAAGCCGTTCGACTCTGCCTGGAAGGAGGCGTTACCGCCGGGCGGGATCGTCTGCGGCGGATACATGTTATCCGTCCAGACGCCATGCTGAAGAGTGACGTAATTCAGGGTCAAGGTGACGGAAGTTTCATTCTGGAACTTAATCAGAGTGCTACGGGATGCCATTTCATTTCTCCGTTGAACTATCAACAACTTCAATTTGGATTAGAAATTACCCAGTATCAACAACAAACACAACTTCGAAGTTGTAACATAGAAACCAAAAGATCCAAAAATTGATATAGTGAATCATGCAGCACACCATGAGATGTAGCCGAAGTGCTCCCGCTGGCTGGTAGGTTGGAGCAAGGTATAGCGGCAGGAACTATGGCACCGGTTGAGGCATGTGTTTCACGTTCCTATGATCCCAGTTTTGCGACATCGATATCGGGTAAGGAAAATATTCCTTGACGAAAGGTCAATTCCTTGACAGGGTGAGCGGGACGAATTGCGTGTGAACGAAGGCCCGCCCGGCAGCTGCCGCGGCGGGCCTTCTGCTGTCCGGGGGCAGGCCATGCGGACCGAATGGGACGGCGTGCTGTGCCTTCAGCTCGGCCCGGTGGATCGTCACTTCGCGGTGCGCATCACCTACCAGGGCGGACCGTTCCGCGCCGACATCGAGGCGATCGAGATCCAGACCTCGCAGGGCTGGAACCGGGCGCCCTGGATGATCGGGCTGGTGGAGGACTGCGCGCCTCTTTTCGACATGCTGCGCGATCATGCCGCCGGCCGGGTGGCCGACGCGCGGGCGGTCGCGCGGCTCCCCTGACAGGACAGCAGGATGGACGAGCTGATCCGCGAGGCGGTCGCCGCCGGCGCCGGCCTCACCCATGACAACGAGCCGTCGGCAGTGTGCCCCTCGGACGGCGCGGTCGAGTTCTTCGGCCAGCAGGTCGCGGCGATGCTGCGCGAGCTGCCGGAGGACATGACCGTGGCCGAGCTGCGCGACGCGCTCGACGGATGACGCTTCCCGTCCTTCCGAGCGATCCGGCCGGACAGGACGTCAGCGACGCCCGCCACGCCCCGGCGCTGCGGCTGGACCGCATCCAGGAGCACCTTCTGGGCGCCTTCTATGCTGGGCGCTCGGCCAACACCGTTCGGGCCTACCGGCGGGATCATGAGGATTTTCGGACCTTCGTGGCCCGGCAGGATGGGCTCGCCGCCTTCGCCGCCACCGCCGAGCAGGCGGTGCGGATGCTGCTGGCGGTGGAGCACGGGCAGGCGAACGCCCTGGCGTTGGGCTACCGCAACGACATGGTCCGGCGGCAGCTGCAGCCCGCGACCGTCAACCGCCGGCTGGCGGCGCTGCGGTCGGTGGTCAAGCTGGGCAACACGCTGGGCCTGGTCAGCTGGGCGCTCGATGTGGAGAACGTCGACTCCGTCACCTACCGCGACACGCGCGGGCCGGGGCGGGACGGCGTGCGGGCACTGGTGGCGCAGGCCAAGGAGCGTACCGACGCCAAGGGCCTGCGGGATACCGCCATCGTCCGGCTGCTGCACGACGTGGCCCTGCGCCGCGGTGAAGTGGTGTCGCTGGACCTGAAGCATTACGAGAGCCGGCGCGGCACCGTCGCGGTGCTGGGCAAGGGGCGAACCCAGCGCGAGCGGGTCACTCTGCCGGCCGCCACCAGGACGGCGCTCGATGCGTGGATCGCGGTGCGGGGGAAGGACCCCGGACCGCTGTTCCACCGCCTCGATGCCGCCGGCCGAGGCGAGGGCCGCCTCACCGGCGCTGCCGTCTACCAGATCGTCCGCGAGCTGGGCGCCGGGGTGGGCATCGCCACCCGGCCGCACGGGCTGCGGCACTCGGCCATCACCGCGGCGCTGGACGCCAGCAACGGCAACATCCGGGCGGTGCAGCGCTTCAGCCGGCACCGGGACGTTCGGGTGCTGCAGACCTATGACGACAACCGCGCCGACTTGGCTGGCCAGATGGCGGCGCTCATTGCGGAGGATTGACATGGGCGAGACCGCCACCGCGCCGACGCGTAAGCCGGCGCCCTTGAGGGTGCGCACCCCCGACCAGGCCGCGGCTGTGGTCGGACGGATCGGCGGCGCGCACGTGCAGCTGAGCCGGCTGAAAGCCTCGCTGGAGGTGACGGTCGCACAAGCCAACCTCGCTTACGAGGCTGCGGCGGCGCCGCTGCGCGCGGCCATCGCGACCGACACGGAGCTGCTGCGTGGCTACTTCGACGCCAACCGGGCCAGCCTGCTGACCGGGACCAAGAAGTCGGTGGCGCTGCCCACCGGTATGATCGGCCTGAAGAAGACGACGGCCAAGGTGGTGGTGGCGGATGCCGACGCGCTGCTGCAGCTGCTGGAGGACGACCGCAAGCTGCGGCGCTTCATCCGCACCAAGAATGAGGTCGACCGGGCCGCCCTGCTGGCGGAGCCGAAGGTGGCAGCGACCATTCCCGGTGTCTCCATCGAGGGCGGGGACGATGCCTTCTTCGTCAAGCCGCTGATGGTCGGAACGCCCTGAAACCGAGCTTGCGAAAATGAGCATTATCGCAAGCTCGATCGGCAAAGCCTTTGAAAATGAATGGAGTAGCGCTTTACCGCTGCTGTCGCAGGGCTTTGCTTAATGCGGCCCGGATTGTGGTGGGTGTGCAGGGCATTTGCAGGAGTACGCCGTCGAGCCTCTCCTCCTCCCAGCGGTCGATCAGGTTGGCATCCGCCGTCATGCCGATCCAGGGAAGTGAATAGCCGAGCTCTGCTTCAAAGCGGCTGGCCAGCTCATTGCCGGTCTGTTTCCTATCTAGCGGCGGAATAAACATCGCTGAAGGCCGCAAATCCTTTGCTTTGATGTCTCGAACGATTTCGTCAAACGAGGAACTGGAGACAACGCGGCATTCCCAAGACTCAAGCGTGATGGTCACGCCTAGTCTCAGAAGAAAGTCTTGCTCAAGTACAATTATCGTCTTTCCCTTTAGATTTGGCATGGCGTTATCCTTCCTTATTCTAAGTCTATTAGAGTGCGGTTGAGGATGTAGGCCAAGGGATGAGTACGATAGTATGTTCAGTCTCGTTGTTACTGCTGAGTTCTTCTCTTCCACACAATACGCGCATGGATGGCCATGTCTAGCAACTCCGTGACGACCGGCGCCGCGACGCTGATGCTGGGCGACTGCATCGAGCGGATGCGGGAGCTTCCCAACAGCTCGGTCAGCCTGGTGCTGACCGACGTTCCCTATTCCAGTGGCGCCACCCGTGAAGCCGGCCGCACCGCCTTCGGCAAGACCATGACGCGGTCGACCAAGGGCGGCGGTGACCGGTGGTTCGGCTCCGACAGCCTGAGCACGCGCGGCTTCCTCCACCTGCTGCGAGCCTGCGCCATGGAGTGGCAGCGAGTGCTGAAACCGGGCGGCCATGTGCTGGCCTTCATCGACTGGCGTATGGGCGATCATCTGGCAGATGCCATTGATGGGGGCGAGACTGCGCTGTTCCTGAACGGCCATGCGGCCGACGCCATGGAAAGCGCCGACCTGAAGCGTGTTGGGCTGCTGGTGTGGGACAAGACCTATTTCGGCATGGGGACGCACTTCCGTCACCAGCACGAGTTGATCCACCACTTCACCAAGGGCAAGGGCACCGAGCCGCTGCGCCGCAACGTCGCCAACGTGCTGCGCCACGCGCCGATCCGACTGGGCGCTCACCCGACTGAGAAGCCGGTGGGACTGCTGGTTGAACTAATCGGCACCGTCTGCCCGGTGGGTGAGACGGTGCTCGACCCGTTCTTCGGTAGCGCCTCCACCGGCCATGCCGCCCTGACCACGGGCCGGCGCTTCATCGGCATCGAGCGCGACCAGCGCTATTTCGAAGCCGGCTGGCAGCGGCTGGCCAACCTCACCGAGGAACTGGCGGCATGATCTTCGACCTGGAGGGGCTGACGGCCAACCTCAACACCCAGCGCATCGCCGTGGACGGCGTCATCTGGGGCTATTTGGTCAGCATGTGGATGTGGCTTGGCGACGTCCAGGGCGAGGCGCAGCGGGTGACGGTTTATCTGTCCCTGGCTATCGTCCTAGGTCGCGGCGTGCTGTTCCTTCTCGACCTCCGTGCCCGCGCCCGCGGCCAGTTCAAAGTGTTCACGCGTAAACACTTTGACGGGGACCGCACCCCCAAGCCGTAAGGCGGTGGGTTCGTTAGGCTCACTCAATTACGGAGCAAGCGACCATCCGGTCTCGTGGCAGTTCGGGCAACCAGTGCCTTTGCAGGTTGAGCAAACAATCCAGTCCTGGTCGCGCCACTTGGCGACTACCTCCCCGTCACAGCGTCGAGCGCCATGGAGAATACGACATCCATGTGAAATGGGATCCAAGTCAAAGTAGGGTGTTCGACACGCAAGGCACACGGCAATCGGCTGTTTGGCTATGGTCATGGCTACAGCAACCGTAAGTTAATTATGAGTTGTTTCTAATTCCTATCATTTCCCCGCAGCCTGTCTATGTCACTGATGCCGCACGCTCTTTTTGCCCGTGAGTGATCAAATGTGGTTTCGAGTGCTCAAATGACCGACAGGCCGATCCAAGCCTCGGCACGACAGGTGAAGGCAGCTATCCGCCAGTATGGCGACCAAATAAGCCGGTACGCGCTGCCGATGGCGCTGACTAGGACGGCGCAGGACGCAAAGCTGGCGGTGCAGCGGGCGCTGCCGGAGACCTTCGACCGGCCGACGCCCTACACCGTCAACGCCACCTTCATCAGGCCCGCCACCAAGGCGGACCCGGTGGCCTGGGTGGGCTTCAAGGACGATTGGGGCAAGGGCACGCCGGCGGCGCGCTACCTGCTGCCGAACGTGGACGGCGGACTGCGCCGGGACAAGCGGATGGAGCGCCAGCTGCGGGCTGCGGGCCTGCTGCCGGCCGGCATGTTCGCGGTTCCGGGCGAAGAGGCCAGCCTCGACGCCTACGGCAACATGCGGCGGTCGGAGGTGGTGCGCATCCTGTCGCAGACCCGGGCCTTCGGGGAGCAGGGATACACCGCCAACCGCACGGGCAGCGCTCGCAGCAAGAAGAAGCGGCGGCGCAACGGCTACTTCGCCGCCCTGCCGGGCAACGCCGGCGGGCTGCCGCCGGGCATCTACCAGCGCGACGGCGCCGACGCCCGGCCGGTGGTGATCTTCGTCCGGGCGCCGAGCTACCGCCCGCGCTTCCGCTTCCACGACATCGTCGAGCGGGCGGTGCGGGCCAACATCGGCCGGCGCCTCGAGGAGGCGGTGCGGACGGTCAACGCCCGCTTCGCCGCCCGGCGGTGACTGCATGCCGCTGACTGCCGAGCCGGCGGTTGCGGGTCCTTCCGGGGGCACCCCCCGGCGAGGGTAATTCGGGCCGCACCGGTCCACCCTCTGAGAAATTTTTGAATCGAGGTTTTTGTTTATGTCCAAACCGGGCCAACGGGTGAACCGGGCGGAGCTGGCCGACGTGTTCGGCGTGAGCCTGCCCACCGTCGACGCATGGGTGCGCGACGGCTGCCCCTTCGCGGAGAAGGGGGCCAAGGGCCGGGAATGGGCATTCGAGACCGCCGACGTTCACCGCTGGCTGGTGGACCGCGCCGTGGCCGACGTCGCCGCCGGCTACGAGGGCGAGATCGGCGTCATCACCGCCGACGAGGCCAAGCGCCGCAAGGCGGTGGCCGATGCGGTGGTGGCCGAGATCAAGGCCGACGAGGCCCTGAACGAGGTGGTGAACCGCCACGAGGCCGCGGCCGACGTCGCCAGCTTCTGCATATCCTTGCGCACCGGCCTGTCCAACGCGGTGGCCAAGATCGCCGGCCGTGCCGCGGCGATGACCGGGGCGCCGGAAATCCAGGCCATGGCGGAGAAGGAAATCAATCAGGCCTTCGACGCCGCCCGCGACGAGCTGGTCAAGGCCTGGGGCGCCGGGTTGACCATCGGGCAGGACGATGAACCGCGGGCTTGAGGCGGCGGCGCGCGTCAGCGCCCACCGGCACAGCGATTACCGGACCGGACGGGGCGAGCTGCGCACGGCGCTGCTGGCCCTGTTCGAGGGCAGCCTGAAGTTCCAGGAGCGCATGAGCGGCTCGGTCTGGGCCGAGCGCTTCGGCTGGATCCCGAAGGGCACCGGCGCCGAGCACGGCAAGGTGACGCTCTACGGCTACCAGCGCGGGCTGGTGGACCTGATGTGCGATCCGACCGTGCCGCTGCTGACCGTGCTGAAGGCGGCACGCGTCGGCTACACGCGCTGCGCCACGCTGGCGGTGGGCTACCATCTCCACCAGGACCCGACGCTGTGCGCCATCGCCCAGCCGACGATCCCGGATGCGGAAGACTTCGGCAGCGGGGAAATCGCGCCGATGCTGCGCGACACGCCGGTGCTGAAGCCGCTGATGCGGCCGACCCGCAAGGGGGAGAAGCAGGACAACGCCACCTTCTACCAGCTGAGCAACGGCGCCAGCGTGCGCGTGGTCGGCGCCGCGTCGGACGATGCCTTCCGCCGCTACTCGGCCCGCTTCCTGTTCGCCGATGAAATCGACGGCGACGGCTGGACGCCTGGGGCCAAGACCCAGGGTGACAAGCTGAAGCTGTTCTGGACGCGCGGCGAAACCTTCTGGAACCGCAAGCAGGTGCGCGGCTCCACGCCGCTGCTGTTCGAAACCAGCCGGGTGTGGAAGCTGTGGCTCGCATCGGACCAGCGGCGCTACTTCGTGCCGTGCCCGCAATGCTCCGACGCCGCCGGCCACCTCGACGGCTGGCAGTATCTGGACTGGGGCGGGCCGGACGTGCCGCACGGGCTGAAATGGAGCCTGGACGCCGAGGGCACCCTGGAGCGGGTGTGGTACGTCGGCACCTGCGGCTGCATCATCGAAGAGCGCCACAAGGCGTGGATGGATGCCAACGGCGAATGGCGCCCGACCGCCAAGGCGAAGGTGCCCGGTCATGTCGGCATGCACCTGTGGACCGGCATGTCGCTCAATCCCAACGCCGCATGGCCGGTGATCGTTCAGGAATGGCTGGAGGCGCAGGACGATCCGGCCAGCCTGGTGCAGCCCTTCATGAACCTGCGGCTGGGCCGTCCCTACCGGGCGACCTACGGGCAGGAGGTCAAGAGCAGCAGCTTCATCGACCGCATGGAGCCGTACCCGGCCGAGGTGCCGGCGGGTGTCGAGTTCATCACCGTCGGGGTGGACGTCCAGTCCGGCAAGGTGAACCCGCGACTGGAGGCCTCCGTCTATGGCTGGGGCCGCGGGCTGGAGGTCTGGCTGATCGGCCATTTCGTTCTGCCGGGCGATCCGGCCAAGGGCGAGGTGTGGGCGGCGCTGGACGACGGCGTGCTGCTGCGCCGCTTCCGCAAGCCGGACGGCACCACGCTGGACGTGCGGGCCACCTGCATCGACAGCGGCGGCCACCACACGCAGGAGGTCTACGCCTTCGCCAACAAGCGCCGCTCCCGGCGGGTGTGGGCGATCAAGGGCCGGTCGGAAAGCCGGGGCCAGCGGGGCAAGGTGTGGCCGCGCAAGCCGTCCAGCAAGCTGGGCCATGTCTGGTACATGATCGGCGGCAACGCCGCGCGTGACTGGGCCTATGGCAGCCTGGCGGTGGACAAGCCCGGGCCGCGCCATGTGCATTTCCCGCAGGCGCCGATCGACGGCGCCCGCGAGTTGGACGAGGAGTTCTTCGCCCAGCTCACCCGCGAGAAGCTGATCGTGCCGCGCGGTCAGCAATACACGGTGTGGGTGAAGCCGGCCGAGGCCCATGAGGCCGGGGTGTGCTTCGTCTACGCCTACGCCGCGGTGTGCGGCCTGCAGGCCCTGTCCGGCAAATACGTCAAGCTGGGCGAGGCCGACATCGAGGCGGCACCCGCGGGTGAAACCGAGGCCGCCGGCGACGCCGGCGACACCAGCAGGGAGTCGACTCCAGCCGACGCGATCGCCGCGGCGGTGGAGCGGGCACGCCGGCTGAGCCGGCCGGCCGCAGCCGCCCAACCGGTGGCACCGGCGCCGCCGGCCTCGACCGACAAAGGGGAACTGTACCTATGACCGACGTCACCACCCTGGAGACGTGGCTCGCTGAAGCGCGGACCGCGCACCACGCCCTGCGGCTTGGCCAGCAGACGGTCAGCGTCCGCTTTGGCGACCGCGTGGTCGAATACGCCCCGGCCAACGCCGCCCAGTTGTCCAGCTACATCGCCTCGCTGGAACGCCAGATCGCCGCGGCCAAGGGCCGGCGCGGGCCGGCGGTGTCGCCCTATGTCCGGATGATCGGCTGATGGCCACCGCTCCCGTCATCCTCGACCAGCACGGCCGGCCGATCACCCAGGCCGAGATCCGGCGTGCCCGGGCGCAGGCGGCCATGGGCGCCTTTCTCGCCGGATCGGGCAACGCGCCCGAGCTGCGCGACTGGACGCCGGCGGCGGGTTCGCCCGATGCCGACCTCGACGGCGACCGCCAGACCATCGTTGCCCGCGCCCGCGACCTGGAGCGCAACGACGCCCTGGTGTCCGGTGCCGTCCAGTCGCTGAAGGACAGCGCCATCGGCTTCGGCCTGGATTTCCAGTCGATGCCGGACTACCGGGCGCTGGGCATCAGCCGCGACCAGGCGCAGGACGCCGCCCGGCGGATCGAGTCCATCTGGCACGAGTGGAGCGAGGACCGCGACGCCTGCGACGTCACCGGCCAGCTGCCCTTCGGCTCGATGCTGCGCCAGTCGGTGCAGTCCGACCTCGTCGCCGGCGAAAGCCTGCAGCTGGCGCTGTGGCTGCCCGAGCGGCAGCGCCGGCTGGGCAGCCGCTTCGCCACCGTCATGCAGACGGTGGAGGCCGATCGCCTGTCCAACCCGCAGGACCGCATCGGCGATCCGCGCCTGCGCGACGGTGTCGAGATTGACGGGTATGGGGCGCCCGTCGCCTACCATATCCGCAGCAGCCACCCAGGCGACCTGTTCATGCCGTGGGCGATGGCCGCGGCCGACTGGCAGCGGGTGCCGCTGCGCGGTCCGGGCGGGCGGCGGGTGGTGATCCACTCCTTCGACCAGAAGCGCCCGGGCCAGCACCGCGGCGTCTCCGTGTTCGCGCCGGTGATGACCGAGCTGAAGCAGCGCGCCCGGTTCCAGCGGGCCGAGCTGCAGGCGGCGGTGGTCAACGCGGTGATCGCCGCGGTGCTGGAAAGTCCGGCGGACGGGCAGACGCTGCTGGACCTGTTCGGGGACGCCAACAGCTACATGGACATGCGCAACGCCCAGCCATCGGTGCAGCTCGGCATCGGCCCGGGCGGCGCCATCCCGCGGCTGCTGCCGGGCGAGACGCTGAAGGGCTACTCGTCCAACCGCCCCAGCGCCGGCATGGACGGGTTCGTCACCACGGTCAGCCGGCTGATCGCCACCGGCATCGGCATGACCTATGAGACGTTCATGCGCGACTTCTCCAAGACCAACTACTCCAGCGCCCGCGCGTCGCTGCTGGAGGGCTGGCGCTTCGTGCTGTTCCTGCGCATGCACAAGACCCTGACCTGGTGCCGGCCGACGCTCGACCTGGTGCTCGAGGAGGCGGTGTGGCGCGGCTACATCGACCTGCCGGGCTTTTCGGAAAGCCGGGCGCGGCGGCAGGCCTGGCTGCGCGGGGTGTGGCGCGGGCCGGCGCGCGGCTGGGTGGACCCGGTGAAGGAAATCACCGCCGCGGCGATGCGGGTGCGGCTGGGCATCTCCACCCTGCGCGACGAGGCCCTCGACCAGGGCCGCGACCTCGACGACCTGCTGGACCAGATCGCGCTGGAGCAGGAGGCGCTGAAGGCGCGCGGGCTGACCCTGCCCGAGGTCAACTTCATGCCCACCCCTGACCAGCCCGAGCCTGAAGCGGCCGGCGCGTAACGGAGCCTTTCGACATGCTGAAGACGATGCAGCCCGTGCTGGTGTCCCCAGCCTGGGCCGAGACGGCGGCTGCCCGCATGGTGCAGCTGACCGAGGCGAACCGCGCCGGCGGGGAGCTGCCGGCCGGCTGCACCCGGCTGGGCGAGGTCAACGGCACGCGCCGGCCCTACGAGGTGGACCAGGGTGTGGCGGTGGTATCGGTTGCCGGCCTGCTGGTGCCCAAGCTGGGCTACATCGGCAGCAGCTGGGTCACCGGCTACGACGGGCTGCGCTTTCAGCTGGCGCACGCCTTCGCCGATCCGGACGTCCGCGCCGTCTGCCTCGACATCGACAGCGGCGGCGGCATCGCCCAGGGCTGCTTCGATCTGGTGGACTGGATCGTCGCCGCGAAGAAGGCCACTGCCAAGCCGGTGGGGGCCATCTGCAGCGAAGAGGCCTATTCCGCCGCCTACGCCATCGCCTGCGCGGCCGACAGCATCGCGGTGCCGCGCACCGGCGGGGTGGGATCGATCGGCGTCTGGCTGATGCACTGGGACTATTCCCGCATGCTGGAGGAGGCCGGGCTGAAGCCGACCATCATCCAGTCCGGCGCCCACAAGACCGATGGCCACCCCTATGCCGCGCTGCCCGAGGCGGTGCGTGCCGACTGGCAGGGGCAGGTCGACGCCCTGCGCCAACTCTTTGCCGAAACCGTCGCCCGCGCCCGCGGGATCGACGTGGCGGCGGTCCTTGCCACAGAGGCCCGCTGCTTTGAGGGGCCGGTCGGCACCGCCGAGGCCGTGCGCCTTCGGCTGGCCGATGCGGTCCTGCCACCCGACCAGGCCTTTTCGGCCCTGGTGGATCATGTGAGGGAAAACCAGTGAAGACGTTCAGCTTCGCTCACCTGAACCCCTTCGGCCGCTCCAAGGCCGCGGAAGGGGAGACCCAGGCGGGCACCGACACGGCCAAGGCCGGTACCGGTGACGATGCCGACCAGAAGGACAAGGGCAAGGACAAGCCGAAGGACGGCGAGGAAGACGACGAGCCCGGTACCGGCGACGATGACGAACCGAAAGCCGGCAGCCAGCAGGCCGCCGCGCCGAGCGAGCGCGAGCGCTGCGCCGCTATCTTCGCCGCGCCGGCCGCTGCCGGCCGCGTCCAGCTCGCCGCGCATCTGGCCTTCAACACCGACCTGACGGTCGAGGCCGCCTGCGCCGCGCTGGAGGCCGCGCCGATCGGCGCCACCACGCCCGGCGCCTCCACCGGCAACCCGCTGGCGCTCGCCGCCATGGACGCCCACACCAACCCGACCGTTGGCGCCTCCACCGACACCGGCACCATGAGCGACGACGAAAAGGCCGCCGCCGCGGTGCTGTCGAGCATGGCCGCTGTCGGTCTCATTCCGAAGAAGGACGGCAAGTGATGACCCCCGCCAGCTTTTCCTCCCAGACCAGCCAGCCGCTGCCGTCCCTGATCGGTGGTGACTTCCCGCGCGTCACCCGCCTGGTGACCGTTGCCAGCGGTGTCGGCGTGCTCCCCGCCGGTGCCGTGCTCGGCCGCACCAGCGGCAGCAAGCGCTTCGTCCCGTCGGTGGCCATGGCCAACGATGGCAGCGAGAAGCCTTGCGCCATCCTGGCCGAACCGGTCGATGCCACCGCCGGCGACGTCGAGGCCATCGCCTATTTCACCGGCGAGTTCAACGCCGACCAGCTGACCTTCGGTGTCGGCCACAGCGTGGCGACGGCGGCCGATCCGCTGCGCGACGTGTCGATCTTCATCTGAGGACCCCACCCATGGACATCTATTCGACCATCGCCATGCTGGCGGTGCTGCGGTCGCTGCGCGCCAAGGCTCCCCGCTTCCTGCTGGACATGTTCTTCCCGCTGGCCAGCTTCAGCGACACCGAGAAGATCATCTTCGACGTCGAGGTCGATGACATCGAGGTCGCGCCGTTCGTGTCGCCACTGGCCGCCGGCCGCGTCGGTTCGGATACCGGCTATGAAACCAAGATGTTCGCCCCGGCCTATGTGAAGCCGCTGCACGACATCAAGCCGGACGAGCCGCTGCGCCGGCTGGCCGGCGAACCGCTGGGCGGTGCCCTGTCGGCCGCGGCGCGCGAGCAGGCCATTCTGGGCGCCAAGCTGCAGCGCCAGCTGACCCAGATCCTGCGCCGTAAGGAGGTGATGGCGGCCGAGGTCCTGCGCACCGGCAAGTGCGTGGTGAAGGGCGAGAAGTACCCGGAAGTCCTGGTGGACTTCCAGCGCGCCGGCGACCTGTCGCTGGTGCTGTCCGGCGGCTCCCGCTGGGGCGAGGCCGGTGTGTCGCCCTACGCCGACGTGTCGGAGTGGATCGACCAGGTGGGCCAGAAGTCCGGCGCCGCGGTCAATGTCGTGGTGATGGACGCCAAGGCCTGGGCGCTGTTCGAAGCCGACCCCAAGCTGGAGAAGGTGCTCGACCGCAATCTGGGGCAGGCCGCCATCGTCCAGATGGGCTTCCAGCCCGGCGTGCCCGGCACCCCGGTGTTCAAGGGCCGGATCGGCATGGTGGAGTTCTACACCTACAACGACACCTACACCGAAGACGGCGTCACCAAGCCGCTGCTGCCGGATCATACCGTGCTGCTGGGCGCCACCGGCGCCATGGAAGGCACCCAGGCCCACGGCGCCATCCTCGACCCGCGCGCCGGCTACCAGGCCCTGGAGATCTTCCCCAAGAGCTGGATCGAAGAGAATCCGGGCCGGCGCCTGCTGCTGAGCCAGTCAGCGCCGCTGGTCTACCCGCGGCGTCCCAACGCCTGCATGGCCGCGACGGTGAGGTGATTCCATGGCGAAGCTGCGCATGCTGGCCACCGTGAAGGTGGCCAAGGACACCACGCTGCGGCCCGGTACCGTCATCGAGGCCGGGCCGGACGATGCCGACGCCGCTTCGCTGGTGGCCCGCGGCTTCGCCCGCTGGCTGAAGCCGGGCGAAGAGGCCGGGATGGAGGTGTTGCCGCTGCCGCTCGACCGCATCATCGCGGCGATCGGCCAGCTGGACCCGGCCAATGCCAAGCACTTCAAGGGCGGCAAGCCGGACCTGAAGGCGCTGGGCGCGGTGCTGGGGGTGGAGGTCTCCGCCGACCAGCGTGACCAGGCGTGGGCCGCCCTGCAGGGCTGACCGGCATCACCAGCAGCGACGCGATACGGGCGGCCTTCGGGCCGCCCGTCGCGTTTTGGGGAGGAGTCCCGATGCGTCATTTCCTTCGCTTGCTCGCCGCCCTGTTCGGCCTGATCGGTGGGCTGGGCGGTCCGGCCATCACCACCGCAGAGCGGGCGGTCCTGCCGGCCGAGCGGCCCGACACCGGCAAGCAGCAGCGGGAGAATGACCGCCTGCGCCGGCGCCTGCGCGATCCGCAGCGCACCGGCACCGGCGAGAGTGCTCGCCGGTGCCGGCAGATCGCGGCCGAGCGGCTGCGCCCGGCCAATGGTCTGCAGCTGGTGGGAGGCTGAGCCGCCATGTTCTTCGATGACCTCAACGCCGCCTGCATCGGCGCCTTCGGTGAGCCGGCGGTGATCCGCCGGCCCGGCCGATCCGACGTCACCGTCACCGGCATCTTCGACCGCCGGCACTACCAGGTGGAGACCGACGATGGGCCGGTCTCCACGCTGATGACCGCGCTGGCCGTGGTCGACGCCGACATGGGCGGGCCGGTGCCCGCCGGCGCCGGCGTCGAGCTGCGCGGCCTGTCCTTCACGGTATCCGAACCCCGGCCGGACGGGCAGGGCATGACCGTGCTGCTGCTGCGGGAGACGCGCTGATGCACGCCCGCACCAGGATCCGCGCCGCCATCGCTGCGGCGCTGGGGGCGGTCGCTCCCGTCACCGCCAACCGGGACGATCCCTTGCCGGCCGACGCGCTGCCCTGCATCGGCCTGTTCACGCCCGACGAGGCGACCCAGGAAATCACCATGGGCAGCCGGCGCCAGATGCGGCGCATGGACCTCTATGTCGATGGCTACGTCCGCGCCGGCGCCGACCTGGATGACCAGCTCGACGCCATGGCGCTGCGCATCGAGCAGACAATCGCCGCCGGCGGCAAGTTCGCCGGCGCGGTGGACCGCATCGAGTTGGTGCGCACCGTCACCGACCGCCTGACCAGCGGCGAGCTGAAGGCCGGCGTGGCCCGCCTGCAGTTCGCCGTGACCTACCAGACCACGTTCGGCCAGCCCGACGCCTGAGCCCTCCGGAGCTTCCGGAGCTTCCCCGCCGCCCGACTTCGGGCGGCATTTTCTTTGCCCAAAGGAGAGGCATTCCCATGAGCGGCAACGCTGTTCAGAGCGCCGGCACGCGCCTGTTCATTTCCACCACCGCCCTGTGCACCACCGAAGCGCAGTACAAGGCGCTGAGCTGGACCGAGGTCGAAGAGATCGAGGACATCGGCGCCTTCGGTGAGACCTTCGAGAAGGTCACCTACAAGACGCTGGGCGACGGCGCGGTCCACAAGAAGAAGGGCACCGTCGACTATGGCTCGGGCACGCTGAAGCTGGCCCGCGTTCCGATCGGTCCCGGCCAGACGGCGATCCGCGCCGCGGCGAAGAACCGCAAGGCGGCCTACAACATCAAGATCGAGTTCGACGACGCCCCGGACGGCGGCACCCCGACCACGATCTACATGCGCGCCTACGTCATGTCCTACACCACCGAAATCGGCGGCAACGACAAGGTGATCGAGGCCAGCGTCGGCCTCGAAATCGACGCCGAGCCGATCGAGGTGGCGGCCGACGCGCCGTAAGCGCCGGTGCCCCGATGCCGGCAGCCCGCCCCGGCTGCCGGCCCTTCTCCCCGTCCAAAGCGAGATCCTGCCATGACCGCCACCAGCACGGCGCCGCGCTTCGCGCACGGCGTGATGACCATCAGCCTCGACGGTGAAGACGTCGAGCTGTTCGCCAACGTCCGCGCCAGCCGCACCATCTGCCGCCTGTATGGCGGGCTGAACCAGGCCTTCACCAACACCAACGCCTTCGACTTCGACACGCTGGTGAATGTGGTCAACGCCGCCGCCGGCCGCGTCGGCAAGCAGGCCGAGGCCACCGCCGAGGCGATCTTCAACGAAGGCGTCATCGTCGTGGCGCCGCAGGTGCTGCTGTTCCTGAATTTCCTCGCCGGCGGCGGCAAGGCGCCCAAGACGGAAACCGCCAAGGCCGCGAAGGACGATGCCGGCAGCGAGGCTGCCGCATCGGGGGAAGCCGGCTGACCTTCGCGGAGTACGTGGAGCAGATGTTCCAGTACGCCACGGGCTGGCTGGGATGGTCGCGCAGCGAGGCGTTGGACGCCCCGTTCCCCGACATCCAGCTGGCCCTGGACGGGAAGGTCGATTTCCTCGCCGCCACCACTCCCGGGGCCAAGCGCCAGAAGCGCAAACCCAAGGACGTGGCGGAGCTGAAGGAGCGGGCGCGGGCCGTGTTCGGCCTCAAGCGCCCGGCCCCGGACATGGGTATGGGCAAGGGCAGGGGCGCCGGGTGACCGGCGCCCTTTTTCGTTTTCGGAGACCGGCATGGCTGATTTCCCCGGCATGATGGTGCCGGTTGGCGCGGACGACTCCGGCCTGCGGCGGGTGCTGTCGCAGGCGGAAGCCCGCGTCGACCAGTTCGCCGGCCGCGTCGACGGCTCCGTGCGCCGGGCATCCTCCAGCTTCGACGCGCTGGGCCGGTCGGCGTCCGGCGTCGCCACCGCCGTGGTGGCACTGGCCGGTGTGCAGCTCGGCGCCGGAGCCGCCGATTCCCTGGTGGAGGCCACCAGAGCGGCGATGGCGTTCCAGACCGCCATTGCCCAGGTCGGCACGCTGCTGAAGGGGGCCGATACCAGCCGCTACGCCGCCCAGGTCAAGGATCTGGCGCGGCAGTTCGGTGGGCTGCCGACGGACCAGGCCAAGGCCCTTTACGAGGTCATTTCCGCCGGCGCCTACAGTGCGGCCAATGCCATCTCCGTGATGACCGAGGCCAACCGGCTGGCGATCGGTGGCGTCACCGATGTGCAGACCGCCGCCGATGGCCTGACCTCCGTTCTCAACTCCTACGGTGCCGCTGCCGGCGGCGCGGCCAACGTCGCCGATGCCTTCTTCGCGTCCGCCGCCGCCGGCAAGACCAATATCAAGGAGCTGGCCTCCTACATCGGACAGGTCGCCCCGATCGCGGCGCAGACCGGCGTGTCGCTGGACGAGCTGATGGCCGCCGCCGCGGCGCTGACCGCCAACGGTATCAAGACCTCCACCGCCATGGACGGCATGCGGTCGGTGATCGCCGCCGTGCTGAAGCCGTCGCAGGAAGCCACCGCGACCGCCCGCGCGCTGGGCCTGGAGTTCAACGCCGGCGCGCTGAAGGCGAAGGGCCTCGCCAACTTCCTCCAGGAGGTGGCCGACAAGACCGGCGGCAGCTCCGAGTCGATGGCGCTGCTGTTCGGCGGAGTCGAGGCGCTGCTGCCGGTGATGGCCCTGGCCAGCCGCGAAAGCACCGCCTTCGCCGACGCGCAGCAGGAGCTGCAGAACAAGGCCGGCGCCACCGAGGCCGCCTACAGCCGCTTGGCCGAGACCGGAGAGCAGGTGGCCAGCCGCCTGCGTGCGGCGGCCGAGGTCTACCGCGTGGAGCTGGGCGACCGGCTGCTGTCCGCGGTGCAGCCGGCCATGGCCGGGCTTGCCGACAACTTCGACCGGGTGACGGCGGCGGCGGAAGCCACGGCTCTGGCTTTGGGCGCGGCCTTCGTCGCCCGCGGCATCGGGCCGGCGATCCAGGCGGCCGGGCAGTTCGCCGCGTCCCAGGTGGCGCTGCGGTCGGCGCTGCTGACCAACACCGGGCACCTGCTGCAGAAGGAGGCCGCGCTGCGCGCCGGCGCCGCCGCGACGGTGAAGGCGGCGGCGGCCGACGTTGCCGCGGCGCAGGCTGCCCAGGCCAAGGCCCGGTCCGACCTGGCTGCCCGCGCGACTCAGTACGAAGCGGCGGCGGCGCTCGATGCCGCCATCGGCAAGACCGTGCGCCTGGTGCAGGCCGAGGAGGCGCTGATCGCCGCCCGCACGGCGCGGGCCGCAGCGGATGCCCGGGTGGCGGAGACCACGGTCGCGCTGACCATGGCGCAGAGTGCCCAGACCTCCGCCATCGCCGGCACCGGGGTGGCGGCCACGGTCGCTTCGCGCGGCATGGCCCTGCTGTCGGGTGCCATGGCCCTGGTGGGTGGCCCGGTGGGTGCTGCCCTGCTGGCGGGCGCCGCGGCGGTCGCGGTCTTTTCCAGCGGGATGACCGCATCGGAAAAGGCGACGCGTCTGCACAGCGACGCGATGCGGGATTTCGACTCCGCCTTCGACCGCAGCACCGGCAAGGTGAAGACGATGACGGAGGCGGTCGCCGCCCTGCGTCGTCAGGCCCTGGAGGCCGCCCGCGACGCCGCCCTGGCTGCGGTGAAGCAGGAAGAGACCTATGCGCGGGCCGGCGCCTACAAGATCGATCGCGCCGCCTACGAGTCCGGCCTGTCGAAGGAGGACGCCGCCAAGGTTTTCGGCCCGGCGCGCGAGCTTCAGCAGCAGTTCCTCGCCGGCGCCATCGACGCCGAGGCGCTGTTTGCCGCCATCGACAAGCTGGCCAGCCAAGACGCCCGGCTGAAGCCGCTGGTCAAGGCCTTCGCCGAGTGGGCCGCCCCGCTGGCTAAGGCAAAGCAGGAGGTCAAGGAAACCGAGGCCGGGCTGGCGCTGCTGAACGGCACCGCCGATGACGCGGCCAAGGCCGTGCTCGGTGTCGGCACCAACGCGGGCACGGCTGCGACCGGCTTCCAGACCATGGGCGGTGAGGTCGCCGGCCTGACGGCAAAGCTCGCTGACCTGGTGGCCAAGTCCAAGCAGTTGGAGGTGCCGGCCGGCTACCAGCGGCGACTGGCCGAGTTGGTCGGGCCGGAGCCGACGAATGGCGACGCCAAGGATCTCGACCTGTGGCGGCGCAAGCGCGACGCCGCCGATGCGACGCTGCGCCCGATCGTCGGGCTGGAAACCCGGGACCAGACCGCCGAGCTGGAGCGGCAGGCCAATGGGCAGCGCCTGTTGGCCGGTGCGGTCACCGATGCGGCCAAGGCGCACGCGCAGAACCGCATCGAGCTGGCCAAGGTCGCGGTGGAGTACCCCGGCCTTGGGGCGGAGACGGCGAAGACTCTGCTGACGACCAAGGATTTCGCGGCGGTGCTGAAGACGCTGCCGCTCGACCTGCAGCAGCGTTGGGCCGTGCTGCAATCGTCGTCGCAGGCGCAGTTGGCCGGGGCGGCGGCGCAGGGCACGCTGCAGCTGCAGTTGCAGACCGACGCGCAGGCGCGTCTTGCCGCTGCCGCCGGCAAGGGTGAGGCAGCGACCCGGCGGGCCACGATCGAGAACCAGGTCGCGGCTGCGGCGGTCCGTGGACTGTCGGCGGCCACCCGGACCAACCTGGAGGCACAGGAGCGGTCCACCCAGCAGCAGCTCCGCACCGAGTCCACCCAGCCGATCCTGGCCCGGATCGAGGCCCAGAAAGCGCTGGTTGCCGCCTACGGGCAGGGGCCGCAGGCGGTCAAGGCGGCGGAGCTGGCCGAGCAGGCGCACACGCTGGCGCTGAAGGAAGGCGAGCAGGGAACCCAGCTCTACACCGAGGCCAAGGCCCATTACATCGCGCTGCTGACCCAGGCGCAGCAGCTGGAGGCGGCGGTGGCGGCCGGGCCGATGCTGCAGCGGCAGCGCGACCAGCTGGAGCTGGGGCAGAAGCAGCTGCAGCTGATCGGCGCGTCGGCCGAACAGCGCGCGGTGGAGCTGGCCCGCACCCAGGCCCTGATCGACCTGCGCGAGCGCAACATCGACGCCGCCAGCCGGGAAGGGCAGGCCTATCTGGCCAATGCCGAAGCGCTTGCCCGGCAGAACCTGGCGCTGGAGCGGACCAACGCCGCCTACCAGGAGCTGGAGCAGTTCGGCGATCGCAGCTTCGACGCCATCCTGCAGAAGCTGTCCGCCGCCGGCAAATCGACCATGTCGTGGGCCGACGCCATCAGCACCGTCAGCGTGGAGCTGCAGCAGCTCGCGCTGAAGATGGCCGTCATCAACCCGCTGAAGAACATGGTGATGGGCAGCAACCTGCCCACCGTGTTCGACCTGTTCGGCGGCAGTGGCGATCAAACGGGACAGGCGCAGGGCAGCGGCATCACCGGCAGCCTGACCAACACCGCCTTGAGCAAGGGCGCCGGCTGGGCGCTCGACAAACTCATCCCGGGCGGCCTGTCCGGGGCTATCGACAGCTTTGGTTACAGCGCACTCGGCATCGGCAGCCAAGCGACGACACTTGCGGGGCAAACGGTGCTGGCACCGTCTGCCGAGGTGCTGGCGTCGCAGACGGCCATGCTGCAGGCCGCCAACCCCGGCTTGGCCGTCACGGCGTCTCCTACTGTGGTGGCCGGCTCGTCGGGCGGTGCTGCCGGTGGCGTGGCTGCCGGGACCGGCCTGTCGGCCTACCTGGGGGCTGCCGGCGCCGGTGCCTTCGGCGGCATGGGCGGAGCCTACCTGGGAACCCTGACCAACTCCAAGGTGGTGGGTGGCCTGTCGGGGGCGGCGCTGGGCGCCGGCGCGTCGGCGCTCGCAGCCTACATGGGGCTGGGCGCCATCGGCGGGCCGATCGGGCTGGCGATCGGCGCGGTGGTCGGCGGCATCATGGGCATGCTGGGCACCCAGAAGGCGACGGTCGGCCCCAACAGCTCCGGCAACGTCGTTCTGGACGGCAAGGGAGGGTTCCGCACCGACACCGCCTTGGCGGACAACGGCGCCGACGCCGGCCAGATGCAGCAGCTGACCGATGCCGTCGCCGCGTCGATGAACACGGTGGTGGCCGGGATCGGCGGCAAGTTGACCGGTGGCGACGGCGCCAACACGGGGCTCATCCAGCAGTTCGCCAAGGACGGCAAGTGGTACGTGACCCCCAGCGTGGGGGAGAAGGCCGGGCAGCGCGTCGAGTTCACCGACCAGGACCAGGCGATCGCCTTCTACATGCGCGAAAGCCTGAAGGGCCTGATCGGCAGCGGCCAGCTGACCGGCGTCAACGACGACGTGAAGAAGGCGCTGACCACGTCCAAGGCGACCAAGGCCGAGGATCTGGCCACCGACCTGGGCTTCGCCGCCGGCTTCCGCCAGCAGCTCGACGTGATGAACGCCAGCCTGGATCCGACGAACAACCTGTTGAAGACCTTCACCGAGAATGCCAAGGCGATCGGTGACCAGGTCAAGACCAACATCACCGATTGGCGCAGCAAGGCCAGCGAGCTGGGGCTGGCGACCGAGACCGAGCTGACCGCCGCCGCCCGCAAGGGCATCGAGGCGATGATGGGTCTCGGCCCGGCCACCAAGCCGCTGGTGGGCATGGCTGCGGCGACCAGGCAGGCCGAGATCGAGTTCGAACAGTTCCGGCCGGCCCTGCTGTCGCTCGGCTACACCACCGGCGAGGTGGCCGAGCTGGCGGCGCGCTACACGAAGAAGCTGCAGGACAGCTACGCCGATGCGGTTGCCTATGTGCAGCGGCAGGGCGCCGTCGCCGTCGAGGCCCTGATCAACCCCAACGCCAAGTCCAGCGCGCTGGACCGGCTGCAGGGGCTCGGCCTCGACCGCACCAACTCCGCCGTCAAGGGTCTGGCCGGCGTTATCGAGGGCGTGGAGCAGGCGGCATCCGGCGGCACGCTGACGATCGAGGCCGAGCGGGCGGCGCTGGGCCGGCTGAACAGTGCGCTCTACGACGGCACCATCAGCGGTGACCAGTACACCACCATGGTGGGCTATCTCACCCAGGCGTGGAGCGACAGCGCCGACGCTGCCCAGACGGCGGCGGAAAAGGCCAAGGCGCTTGCCTCCTACCAGACCGACATCGCCAGCCGGATGTATGCGGCGCTCGGCAACAACCGCGGCGCCGGGCTGATCGCGCTGGACGCCCAGCAGGCGGCAGCCCTGGCAGACGCCACCGCGGCCGGCTACGACACCACCCAGCTGCGCCTGGTGCAGGCGGCCGAGCGGGGCGCCCAGGCCTTCCAGCTTGCCCAGCAGGACCTGCTGGACGCCTACGACCGGGAGATCGCCGCCAAGCAGGAGGTGGTCGACACCATCCAGTCCGGCGCCATCGCCCTGCTGCAGGCCGCGCAACATTTCAAGGACGCCCGCGCCGCCCTGCGTGAGGGCGACGACTCGCCGCTGGCGCCGCGCCAGAAGATCCAGGAGGCAACCGACCGCTTCGACGCCGCCTATGCGGTGCTGAAGAACGGCAGCTCCACCGACGCGGAAAAGGACAGCGCCCGGCAGACCCTGCTGCAGGTCGGCCCCACCCTGGTGGCGCTGGAGAAGGCGGCCAGCGGCGGCACCGCGTCGGTGCTGTTCGACAAGGTGGACAGGGTCTTTGCCGAGCTGGGCAACACCAGCGGGTTGAGCCTCGACACCGCCACCCACGACCTACAGGTGGCGCAGGACCAGCTGAAGGAGCTGCAGAAGGCCCGGGCCGAGGCCGCGGCGATCGGGCAGCGCCAGCTCGGCAGCCTGTCCGGCCTGCGCGACGTGATGGACCAGAGCTATGCCGTGTGGCAGGCGGCGCTGACGCCGCTGATGAGGCTGACCAACGGCAACGACAACCGGCCGCACTACAGCGCGCCGGCGGCGGTGCAGACGGCATGGGATGGCCTGTCGGCCGAGCAGCAGCACGGCATCGCCCGAGCCATGGGCTGGGGTGGCCAGCTGGACGAGGCCTTCAATCTCTGGCTGGCCACCTCGACCCAGCGCGCCACCACCTTCGGCGCCGACGTCACCGCCATCGCCGGCGGGGCACGCTATGCCGCCCCGGACGACGTCGGCCGGGCCTGGGATGCCCTGTCCCAGGCGCAGCAGCTTGCAGCCGTCCGCGCCGCCGGCTACGACGGCGGGCTGGATGGCGGGTTGAACGCCTGGGTGAAGCTGGGGCACCAGGCCGCCTTCGAGGCGGCGGTGCGGGCGCAGGCGCATACGGCTGGGATCCCCGGCTTTGCCACCGGCACCCTGTCCACGCCGCCCGGTGCTGTGTGGGTGGGGGAACGCGGGCCGGAGCTGCTGTGGCAGGGCGGCGGGGCGGCGGTGGCCTCCAGCGCCGACAGCCTGCGGATTGCATCGGCCTTCGACGCGGCGGTGAACAATCTTCCGCCGCCGGCGCCGATGGTCTCCTTCCGCCGCCCCGACCTCGATGCCGGCGGCGCCGGCGTGGCCGAGCTGCTGGAGGCGGTGGAGGGCCTGCGCGACGAGGTCCGCGCGATCGGCCGCGACGCCCTCATCCAGCGTGCCCGCATCGGCACCGATGCCGCCGCCCTGCTGGCCCGCGTCGAGGCCGCCACCAGCGACCTGCCCAGAAAACTCGCCAACACCCGGAGGGCCGCCTGATGAAGGTGCGTCTGATCGACCTCACCCTGTTCCACCGCCCCAGCGGCCACCGCCACCGGCTGCCGCTGGCCACCTTCCCAGGCTACCAGTCCGGCCCGGCCGACAGCCCGGCGAACGTCACCTGGCTGCCGCTGGTGACCGCCGGCGCCGACGCGTCGGTGTCGATCGGCAGCCTGGGCGCCGCGGACGGGCAGGCCGAGCTGCGGATCGGCGACCTGGTGCTGCGCAACGAGACCTCGCGCAATCCGGGACAGCGCTTCGCCACCCTGCAGGACCTCGACACCGGCGCCTGGCTGCGCGTCGCCCTCGATGACCGGCCGCTCAACCTGCTGCTGACCGGCGACTATGTCATCCAATCGGTGACCGAGCGGGAGATCGAGGACGGGGCGCCGCTGGCCGAGGCGGTGACCATCTGGACCGCCCGGGTGGGCCAGCCCAAGCCCAAGCGCACCGAGATCGCCCTGCCGATCTACGACCAGCGCCTCGACTTCGACACGCCGATCCAGACCGAGCGCTACAAGGGCACCGGCGGCTACGAGGGGCCGGCCGAGCTGAAGGACACGCTGAAGGAGGTGCCGCTGGGGCACTGCCCGATGGCGCGGCCGACCTATCTCGGCATCATCGACGACTTCCACCGCTGGTCTGTCGGCGGCGGCAAGCCGGTGCAGGACGTGCCGCGGGGCTGGTCTTCCGGTGTTGGGGTGGCCAAGCAGAGCGGTGCCACGCCGGCGGACAACGCCCACTTCACGGTCGACCTCACCAGCGGGATCATCACCACCACGGTGAAGTATGCCGACTTCCGCGTCGAGGTGCTGGGCCGCAAATTCGCCGGCACTTACCGCCGCTACATCGGGGAGCTGATCGCCGCCCTGGCCACCGGCGCCGGGCTGGCCGGCACGGTGGACAGCGCCGGCATGGACGCGGTGCCGCGCACGGTGGGGCTCTTCCTCGCCGCCGGCGACGGCACCACCCACGCCGCCGCCTATGCCAAGTTCGTCGGATCGGTTCCCCGCGGCGGCTGGTATGTCGGCACCGCCGGCCAGCTGGTGGTGACCCGTGTTCCCCGTCCCACCGCCGCGGCGGCGGTGCGTGCCTACAGCAGCGCCGCCGGCACCACCACGGGCCTGCAGTATGTCGAGGGCCAGCACAACCCGCCGGCCAAGCAGGTGGTGCTGCGCTGCGCCCACAACCCCAGCCCGTCCAGCAGCGCCGCCACCGACGCCACCGCGGCCGACGCCATCCGCTGGACTCAGGAATGGGTGGAGGTGCCATCGGCCACCGACGCGGCGATCGCCGCGTCCTGGGGCAGCTCGGCCAAGGTAGCCACCGTCGAGACCGCCCTGACCTTCAGCGCCGACGCGGTGGCCGAGCTGCCGGCCTGGGTGGCCGAGCTGTCGGCGCCGCCCACCCTCTACGAGCTGCCGGCGCTGGACGGGGCGCCCGGCATCTGGATCGGCGACACCGTGACGGTGGAGGACGACATCGCCGGCTTTGCCGATGGGGCGCCGGTGGTGGTCTACGGCCGGACCATCGCCGACCGCACCGGCGGCGCCACCCTCTACGTGGCGCGGTGAGCCATGGCGACTGGACTTCTGGCCCATATCAACGAGCTGTCGGAACAGGACTGCACCATCACCGGCCAAGCTGGCGACTGGGCGGCAACGGCGCCGCTCGACGCGCTGAAGACGCTGCCGCTGGTTGATGCCGCGGTGTCTACCCGAATCGGCAGCCGGGACGAGCCGATGGTGCTGGAATGGGAGTGGGACCGGCCGATCGACCTGACCTATGCCGGGCTCTACCGCACCAACCTGTGGAAGACCGGCCGCATCCGGCTGGAGGCCTTCAAGACCAGCGCGCGGACCTCGCTGGCCTTCACCACCCAGCACGCCAGCGGCATCGACCGCCTGGTGCTGCCCGGCCTCTACGATCCCAAGACGCTGCGCTTCGGCGGTGAGAACACCGTGCTGGGCCAGCTGGGCGCCCGGGAGTTCCTGCGCTACCCGACGAACATCCATGTGGTGATGCCGCTGTGCAGCGCGCAGGTGCTGCGCTGGACGATCTACGGCCCGGCCTACCGGGTGACCGGCAGCCGCTACAGCACCACCGAGCAGGCCTATCGCATCGGCTTCGGCTGGGCCGGCGACAGTCTGCAGTTCGACCGCCATGTCGGTGCGTCGGCTGAAGGCTACCGCCGCGGCGGCAAGGTGACCGAGCTGGCCGGCGGTGGGGTGGCGGTGGAGCCCGGCCGCGGCCGGCGCACCGCCACGCTGGACCGCACCGTCAACGAGGCCGGCGACCGCGACCGCCTGTTCGACCTGGTCAACTTCCTCGACGCCGACCGGCCAGCGGTGTGGCTGCCGGACACCGACAGCGCCTTCGACTGCTACCGCTACGGCGGGCTTTTCCAGGTCATCGAGGACTTCAGCCAGAAGTACCTGAACGACCTGCACAGCGCCGCCACGATTTCCCTTGGTGAGGTGACGACATGACGACGCTGGCCACCATGCTGGCGGCAGCCCAGCGGCTGCTGACCTACTACAACGGCGACGAAAAGACGGCGCAGAACCCGGGCGGCCTCACCGGTGTGGGGGGCATGGCCGACAACTGGGATCCCTGCATCCAGGACATCGGCACGGTGGGCACCGGCGTGGGCAATGCCCTGAGCGCAGCCTCCACCAGCGAGGGGAATGCCGCCGCGTCGGCTGCAGCGGCAGCCGGCAGCGCCACGGCGGCCAATGCGTCCAAGGTCGCAGCGGCAACCAGCGAAGGCAATGCCGCGGGTTCGGCCACCGCCGCCGCCAACAGTGCATCCGCCGCCGCCGGCAGCGCCACGGCGGCCAACGCCTCCAAGCTGGCGGCGGCCACCAGCGAAGGCAACGCCGCAGGCTCCGCCACGACAGCGACGCAGCAGGCGGGGATCGCCACGGCGAAGGCGGGGGAGGCTGCCGGATCGGCGACGGCTGCGGCCGGTTCGGCATCGACCGCGACGACAAAGGCCGGCGAGGCTGCGGCCAGTGCGTCGGCAGCGGCCACCAGCGCGGGCAATGCGGCCAACAGCGCATCGGCGGCGGCGGCCTCTGCCGCTGCGGCGCAGACCTTCGACCCGGCGACCTATCTTGCGAAGGCCGGCGGTACGCTGACCGGCTGGCTGCAGACCTTTGCCGGGGCGGACACCGGCAATCTGGGCCTGCGGATCGGCGAGGCAACGAGCGGCTTCTACCGCTCGGCCGCGGGAGTGCTGGGCTTCGTGGTGTCCGGAGTGGAGGTGTTCCGCACTGCCGCCAACGGTGTGCTGCACTTCTACAAGGGCATGACCGTGTCGGTGGTCACCCTGACCAATGTGGGCGGTGTGTTCACTCCGGATTGCGCAGCCGGGGTGGAGTTCGATTGCGGAACCATCACTGCTGCGGCTGTCATCGGCAACCCGACCGGTGTGCCGGGAGCGGGCAAGGCACAGCAAATCTCCATCAAGTGGATGCAGGACAACACGGGCGGCCGGGTCATGTCCTTCGGCGGCAACTGCATCAACGTCGGCGGAACGAGTGCAAACACGGGTGCGGGTAAAACAAACTTCGCCGTCGGCAAGGTCTATAGCGACGGTAAGTTCTACTACTCCATCGTGCGGGGTGCGTGATGTTCGGGTTTGATAATCTCATGATGAGCAGTGGCGGGATTGGCCCCTGCCGCTATCTGATGCTTTCCTGGCCTGCCGGCAGTTACGGCAATCTCGGTTTCTCTGACATCCGTTTTCTTGCTGGCGGTGCGACATATCCTCCCGGGATGACGAGCAACACCGAACCCTGGCCCAACGTAATTACTGCAGCGTCGGTGGAAAGCAACGACCCGAACTATTATCCGTATCGCGCCTTCGACAGTGACCTGAACACCCAGTATTCCCAGTCGGGCTATGGTGCAGGATGGATCAAGGTGGATCTTGGTCCCTGGTTGACCCTTCAACCGGATACGGTCGCCCTCCGGCCGCGCCCAACTGCTGGCGTTGAATCCCCTCCAGGTCCGATAACCTTGCTCGGGTCAAACGACGACCTCGTCTATGTCCCGATGTGCGTGATTCCGCCGCAAAGTTGGACCAACGGGTCAACAAACTACTGCCCGACGAACCTGTTCGGCATGGCCGTATCTACGCCGTATTCGGTGCAACGGTACGACTACACCGGCGCTGATGTAACGATCACAGCCCCGGCCGGCGCTCGGTATGCCAATTTCTTCGTGTGGGGTGCTGCCGGTAGCGGGCCTAACCAGCGGGGGGGTGAGGGCGGCTTTACGTCGGGGCGGATCGCCGTCACTGCCGGACAGCAATTTGTGCTCAAGGTCGGCCAGTTGGGGCGGAGCGACGGCACCCGGGCATGGCCGAGTGGTGGCCGCAACGGCGATGGAAACTCGGGCGGCGGCGGTGGGCGCAGCCAAGTCGCGAGGCCGGACGGAACGCTGCTTCTCATTGGCGGTGGTGGCGGTGGCGGTGGCTGGAGTGGAACGGGTGGCCCTGGCGGAGGCCTGACCGGCGGCAACGGAGTCAACGGCGACTATGGCATCGGCGGTTCGCAAACCGCCGGCGGCGGCTATGGCGCCGGATACCTTTACGGGGGTGACAGCCGGAATACCAGTGGCGGCTATGGCGGCGGTGGCGATGGCTACTACGGTGGTGGCGGTGGTGGCGATGCCGGCGGCGGCGGTGGTTCTGGGTATATCAATCCCGCTGTAAGCAACGGCTTCACCAAACAAGGCCGAAACAGCAGCCATCCCCTGTATCAAAGCGGCATCGGGGCTGCGAGCACAGGGCACGGGCAGATCGCCGTGATTTGGTCGCAGCAATAACGTAGGACTACACGTTCAAAGGAGTTCAGCAATGATTAGCTTTCCGGCCGCACTGCTGAAAGGTGACGGTGCTTTCGTCATCTATCAGAACGCGGCGTCTTTCACGGGTCCGGGTGGTGTCCAGCATCCGGCCGAGGCGTGGCGGTTCTGGTCGGACGAGGATTGGGCGGCCATGTGCCCTGGCTGGGCATGGCTGCCGGTGATTGACGAAATGCCGACCGAAGAAGGCAAACGGGCAGAACGGCTCCCGGAAGAGGATTGGACGGTCGGCGCTGATGCCGTGCATGTCACTTATCGGATGGTCGATCTTACCCCTGCGGAGATCGAAGCCGCCAAGCCGCCGGTGCCGACTGCTGTGACCAACTTCCAGGCGCGGGCTGCGCTGCTGAAGGCTGGGCTGTTCGACCAGGTGAACGAGGCCCTGCTGGCGCTGCCGGCCAACTCCACCGCCCGGCAGGCCTGGGAATACGCCAACGAGTTGACCCGCAACGGCACGCTGGTGAACAGCGTGTCCGGGACGCTGGGCCTGACCAGCGCCCAACTCGATGACCTGTTCCGGCAGGCCGCCACGATCGAGGCCTGACCATGCTGGGCGAACTGGCATCCCTGCTGTCCTGCCTGCTGAATGTTCTGGCCGGCGGGCAGCGAGAGATCACCTTCTCGGCCGCCTCCTATGAGCTGGCTACCTTCGGCGCCACGCCGCGCGCCCGCTGGTGGGGCGCCCACCGCGTGGCGTTCGTCAACTGGCTCAACCTGCATGTCACCGGCGAAACCGACCATTGCCGCAAGGCATGGGAGGGGCACCTGGCGTTCTGGCGCGAACGGATGACGCTGGGCGCACCGCCGGCCTGATCGGCCGCGACAACACTCCAAGCCTGATCGACCCGGCGCCCGCAAGGCGCCTTTTTCATGTCCGGAGGACTCGATGGTCTCCACCCTCTGGCCGGTGCTCACCGGCTGGCTGGCGGTGCATTGGCGCGAGCTGGCACTGTCGGCCCTTTTCCTCGCCTGTGCCTTCCGGGAGCGCGGGCAGGACCACGACTCGTTGGGCACCACCGGGGCCCGGGCGCTCTTCTGGGCGCTGCCTGTGGCGGCCGACGTCTACCTGCTGCTGGCCGGTCTTACGCTGGACCGCGCCGCCGCCTTCACCGCAGCCCAATGCGGTGCGCTTGCCTTCGCCGGTATGGCCTGGCTGCCGCACTCGGCCGGGCAGAACCTGACCGAGACGCCGGCGGACTACCAGGCCAGCTGGACCGCCCGCATCAGCCTCCCGAACAAGCTGGGCTACCTGGCAGCCGTTGGCATTGCCCGGCTGTACCTGATTGCCCTGCCGCTGGCCCACGATCACCCGGCGGCCATGTGGCTGCCGCTGTGCGGTCTGTCCATGGTGCTGGCCTATCTCGCCGGCACCCAGCTGCCGGCGCTGCCCTGGCGCCTCACCAGGCCGACCGAGTGGGGCGAGTTCCTGACCGGCGCCGGCGCCGGCGCCGCGATCGGCGCGGTGCTGGTGGCCGGGCAAGTCGATTTTCTCACCCTCATGTGAGGCGCCGAAACTTAACACGCCACCCGCTGCTGACCTCCACCAAGCCGCCCGGCATGCGCCCGGCGGCCTTTTTCATGCGCGAAGGAGTTTCCGCCATGCGTGCCATCCCGCAAGCCGCCGTCGACCTGGTGAAGGAGGCCGAAGGCCTGCGCCTCACCGCCTACCCGGATCCCGCCACCGGCGGCGCTCCCTGGACGATCGGGTACGGCCACACCGGCCCGGACGTCCGGCCGGGCCTGCGCATCACCAAGGCGCAGGCCGAGCAGCTGCTGCAGGCCGACCTCGACACCGCCGCGGCGGTGGTCGATCGCGCCGTCACCGTCGAGCTGACCGACGCCCAGCGCGGGGCACTGGTGTCCTTCGTCTTCAATGTCGGCGCCGGCCGGAAGGCCAAGGGCAAGGACGCCGGCAAGGACGGGTTCGTCACCCTGAAGAGCGGCCAACCCTCCACTCTGCTGCGCAAGCTGAACGTTGGTGACGCCGCCGGCGCCGCGGCCGAGTTCGCCAAATGGACGCGGGGCAACGGCAAGGTGATGCCCGGCCTGGTCAAGCGCCGGGCGGCCGAGGCGGCGCTGTTCCTGTCGGACGAAGTTCACCCGGTGAGCCGGGTTGCCGAGCTGGCACCGGCCATGAAGCCGATGGCAAAGTCGGTCAGCGCCGTCAGCGGCGGCGGTGCGCTCGGCCTCGCCGGCGTGGCCGTCCTGCTGGACCAGGCGCGCGACGTCTCCACCGCCATCAAGGGGCTGCTGCAGGCGCTGCCGTCGGGCGCGCTGGGCTGGGCGGTGGCCGCCCTGCTGGGGCTGGCGGTGGCAGTGATGCTCTACCGGCGCTGGGATGACCAGCGCAAGGCGGCCTGATGCTGGCCTTCCTCACCACGGGCTGGGGCCGAGCGGCTGCCGGCCTGATCCTCGCCAGCTTGGTACTGGCGGGGATCGTCACCTTCGGTGCGCTTCAGCGCCAAGCCGGGCGACAGGATGCCGCCCTCGAGTCGACCACGCAGGCACTCCGGAACGCAGAGGTGCGCCATGGGATTGAGGATGATCTGCGCCGGCATCCTGCTGGCGCTGCTGAGCGGCTGCGCGACCAGTGGAGCCGGGATTGAGGGCGGCTGCGCCGCCTTCCGCCCGATCTACACCAGCCGGGCGGACATACTCACCGACGGCACTGCCGAGCAGGTGCTCGTGCACAATCTGTCCGGTGCTCGGCTGTGCGGGTGGGTGCCCGCGCGCTGA